ATCACCATCTACGACAACACCGCGGCCTCGGGCACCAAGATCGGCACCATCACCATCTTTGCCTCAACCAATCCCTGTCTGACCTACGACGTCAACTTTACCACCGGCCTGACCCTCGTCACCGCGACTGCCTCATCTGATCTGACCGTGAGCTACTACTAATGCGCAAGCTCCTAGCCCTACTCTCAGCCATTGCCAGCCCCGCGCTGGCCCAAACCCCCGCAGGCGTAATCAACGCCCCAATCTACGCGACTGGCTACATTTCTCAGGTCGGTGGGACCAACGTTACCACCAACATCCCACCCCAACCCAATCATCCAACCAATCTTAACATCTATACAACCGACGCCATTTCTGGCACGTGGACAATCAAACTACCGAACCCTGCGTTTGAAGGACAGATGCTCTCCTTCAACTGTGGAGCTTCAGTTAATATCATTTCCATAGCCTCTTCCGATGGCTCTTCTATCGATCCAAACTTGCCTACATCTTGTGTTGTTAATGGCGGCTTTGTTATGCAGTTTGATCAGAGCTCCAATATCTGGCGCAGCCTTGGTGCAGGATATTCTGCAAACTTTCGACCATTCACTGGCGTTGTTTCACAATGGCCATGGCAGTTGAACGCTGACGGTACATGGACGCTCAGACAGCCGAGTTTCGCAGACCTTGCAAACACAGCGACGCAACTTTTTGGGGTGGCGAATACTTGGACTGGAATACAGAACTTTGGACAATTTTACTCAGGCGGAACTCCTGTATGGGATGGAACCGGCAATCAATTACAGGTAGCGCAAACTGCTAATACCTTCCTGACCAATGGCTCCTATGGCGCTGTTCAAGGGCAACGGATCGCGTCATTTACAGGCGGCGCGACGGGAGATAGTACAGCCCCAGTGAACGGCGCGGTAAAGGGCTATTCGCAGACACAATCTGGCGTCACCTACGACGTTGAAAGCGCCTTTGTCGGAGTCGCTGATAATCTTTCTTGGCACGCTCAGTCGGTCGGCAGTTGGGCGTCGTGCAAATCTTGGTACGGCGGTCGCTGTTGGGGAGAGGCTTTGACGGCTACGGAAATCGCGCAGTCGTACACGGCTACCGCGGGGCAAACCATCTTTACTGTTAATAATGGATTTATTTCCGGCGGAGAAACTGTCACAAAAAATGGGACCGCTTTAACGCTGGCGACCGACTACACTGAAAACTCATGCTCCGGAACTCCGTCCGTATGCACCGGGATTACACTAACATCTGGCGCGGCAGTAGGAGATGCTATTAATGTGTGGCGCGGTATACCTTTACAAGGCCTAATTGGTTCCGAGATTGACGTAGCAGCGGGACCGGGCGCGGATACGGCAAATCCGTATAGCGGAAATCGAATTGGCTTGCAGCTAATTGGTTTGAATCAGGCAGGATTTGGAATCGCTCATATTGGATCAATGCTTTCTCTTGCCACACTAGCAAACACAATATCTGATCGTGGCATAGGATTCACAGGATCAGGCGGTATTTATAATGGGTCTGTGGGAATTGATTTTACAAATACACAGTTCTCAAATAATGCTATCTATATTCCCGGTCCGCTATCCAATGGCGGAAATATAGCGATTGGGTTAGGGTCGAAGGGATCGCACTCATACGCATATGAAACTGTCGGAAACAGTACGACGATGCCTAATGGCGTTGGAATGCAGTTTATTGACAACACATCTGGAACTTTGGATTTTCGCATTTTTGCGAGTGGCACCGGCTCGATTGGAGAGATTGGCACCTTCTCGAATAATGGGTTAGGACTGTTTGCAAATTCGACCGAAGTCATACGACTACGCCCAGGTGATCACGTAGTACAATTCACGAACGCGGCGTCGATAGTGGCTGCATCAAACTGCGGATCGTTAGCAGGCTCAACAGGGTGCTTGAGATTTGTTACGCCCAGCGGCAATTATGCCTACACTCCAATGTATGGTGGACCATGATACGTTCCTCTTTGTTTCTCGCACTGGTCAGCATTGGCGTCGCCAATGCTCAGACCTTCGGGACTCCCCAACTTTTCAGTAGGTCTTACTATTGTAACCGCGACAGCTTCCTCTGACATTACCGTGAGTTACTACTAATGAAAAAGCTAGCGATGGCGGATATTGCCAAGACGATGCCACCGGCAACTCCTTCCTCGCCCAGACTGGGGCAAGTTCGATCCGGCGCAGTTCGGCGCGAGCCGGTCTGGATTTTGTTGAGTCAATGATATGAATGACGACAAACTCTTCGCATGGCTAGCCTCCGTCAAAGGCGATCCCCTTGCTTTTGTGATGGGCGCTTTTCCATGGAATGAGCCGGGCACAGTTCTTGCTGATTCCTCAGGCCCAGAACAATGGGCCGCGGACTTGATGAATCGAATTCGCGATGGCCTTATCGACATAAACACCGCCATTCAAGAAGCCATTGCCTCTGGCCACGGCATCGCCAAGTCCGCAACCGTCGCCCAACTCACCCTCTGGGCCTTCTGCACCTTTCCTGATACTCGCGGAGTCATCACCGCCAATACCGAAACCCAGCTCAAAACCAAAACTTGGGCTGAACTCGGCAAATGGTTTAACCTCTGCTTCTTTGCCCGCGAACACTATACCTTAACTGCCACCGGCCTATTCTCTAAAGACCCTGCCCGCGAGCGCACTTGGCGCATTGATATGATTCCGTGGTCCGAGAAAAATCCTGCAGCGTTCGCAGGACTTCATAACAAAGGCAAGCGCCTGCTGCTGATCTTTGACGAAGCCTCCGAAATTCCCGATATTATCTGGGAAACCGCAGAAGGCGCATTGACTGATGCTGATACCGAAATTATCTGGCTCGCCTTCGGCAATCCCACGCGTAACATCGGTAGATTCCGGGATTGTTTTCCTGGAGGCAAATTCGCTAGTCAGTGGCATCATCTACAGATTGATAGCCGCACAGTCCGCATCACTAACAAAAAGCGCCTGCAAGGTTGGATTGATGCCTATGGCCTCGACTCTGACTTCGTCCGCGTTCGTGTTCTTGGTGAGTTCCCTCGCAAAGGTTTGATGGAGTTCTTCTCTGCCGCTGCCATCGACGAAGCCATGGCCCGCGAAGTCTATGTCGATCGCCATGAGCCCCTCGCCCTTGGCGTCGACGTCGCCCGTTTTGGTATGAATGCATCTGTGATCTTCCCTCGCAAGGGCCGCGATGCCCGAACCATCGAGCGCTTTCGCTACAACGGATATTCCACCACCCAGCTCGCCAGCGAAGTCACAAACATCAACGCCCAGTACCATGCTGATGGAATCATGATCGACGGCGGTGGTGTAGGTGGCGGTGTGGTCGACCAAGTCCGCGCCAAGCGCCTGTTTTGCTACGAAGTCCAATTCGGCGGCAAAGACATAATCCACAACACCATTTGGGGCAACACCGGCGAACGCTACGCCAACAACCGCGCTGCCATGTACGGAGCATGCCGAGCTTGGCTTGCTACAGGCGCTCTTCCGCTTGACCCAGAACTCCGTAAGCAAATGCTCGCCATCAAATACACCTACAACGCTAAAGACGAAATCATCCTCGAACGTAAAGAAGACCTTGTCGATGAAGATGGTCAAGGCATCGCCCTCGACGATATCGACGCTTTGGTCTTGACTTTCTCCCATCCTCTGTCACGATCGGCACAGGCTGGTGGGGATTACCCCCAAGACAATCTTGTAACCTCTGAGTACGATCCATACGCCCCCGAGCGTATGCAAGCATAGGAGCAATTCATGGCAAGTGCATTCAAAGCAATCGGCAAGTTTATCTTTGGCGGTGGCCAGAACCAGCAGCCTGCTGCCCCTCCGGCACAGCCTGCCCCTCAACAGAATCCCACCGGAACCCCGAACACCAACAAGCCTACGGCTGTTCCGACGTTCCTATCTTCGGCTGCTGCCGCACCGTCGGCTGGGGCTGTGGCTGGTGGCAAGACTTTGCTCGGGAGCTAACCCATGGCTATCGTTGTACCTTTCGGAAAAGCTCCTGCTCAGCGTCTGCCGATGCCTGATGAAACCTTTACCATGGCGGCAGCCGCGCTTATGCACGAGAACGGCCGATTGGTACAACGAGACGATTCGAAACTTGAGGTTCAGGCTGACGCCAACGCCAAGAGCGATAAAAAGGAATCGAAGCCGTGACCCAAGTTCTTACCACCAAAGACTACGCCTACCGCCGATATGTCGAGGGTCGGCTGCTGTCCCTTCGTGTCAATCGCTATTCTTGGTGGGTCCACTGGCGCGAACTCGCAGACTATTTCCTCCCTCGCAGATACAAGTGGCTAATCACGCCCAATCAACAATCCCGTGGTTCGCCGCTGAATCAGAACATTCTCGATTCCACCGGCTGCGTCTACGCCCGTAACCTCGCCTCTGGTCTTGTCTCTGGCAAATCCTCCCCAACCAGTCTATGGTTCCGGCTGCGCGTTGGCTATTTCGATTCGACCCAGACTTCCCCAGTCTCGCTTTGGCTTGCCGAAGTTGAGCGGATCATGTATCTAATCTTCTCCGAATCTAACTTCTACAATTCCATCGCCACTTTCTACTACGACCTCGTTGTCTTCGGCACCGCGTCGATACTGATCTACGAAGATTTCGACAACGTTATCAATTGTGTCAATCCTTGCCTCGGCGAATATTATGTCGATATCGACGGCAAATATCGCCCAGT